ATGAAACTCAACAAATCTACTGTTGATGCTATTCCATTAACTGAAAAAGGTCAAAAAATATATAGAGATGCAGAACTGATCGGTTTTGCTGTTCGGGTAACTAATAAAAGTAAAACCTATATTGTTGAAAGGAGGCATGAAGGTGAACTCTATCGAGTGACAATTGGTAAAACTACCGATATTCCTGCAACAAATGCTCGAGCAAAAGCTCAGATGATCCTGGCGAAAATTTCAAACAATGAATATGAAAAGCCTATCAAATTAAAGAATGTTGCTAATCCTTTAGATATTACAGTGAATGAAGCTCTTCAAATTTATATTGATAGAAATGACTTTAGACCAAAAACAATTAGGCAGTACCGTAAGTACTTTGATTTATATTTGGGGTGGGGCAACAAAAAGCTTTTCCAGATATCTAAGCAAGAAGTACTGGATCGATTTATTGAGGTATCAGAAGTAAGTGAGTCGTCAGCAAATGGTGCTGTATCTCTTTTAGGTACCTTATGGAAGTATATTCATGTTCTTTATTCAACAGATGAGAACCCGATTCTTAAAAGTAATCCAGTTGACATTATTTCCGTAACAAGAGGTTGGAATAAAATAGCAAGTAGGGATAGACATCTCCATAAAGACATCATTCACAAATATTACAATGCAGTGCTTCATTATGAAGATGAGTTAAATCTGGAAAATACTGCTAGGTCAAACACGCATCGGGATATCGTATTGATGTGCATGTATACGGGATGCCGTAAACAGGAGGCATGTTGTCTAAAGTGGGCTGATGTAGATATTAAAAATGGTACCTTAACTTTTAGAGATACCAAAAATGGTTCAGATCATACTTTTCCTATTGGTGATCATCTACACAGTATTTTGCGTGAACGTTGGTTATTAAGAGAAAACGATTGGGTTTTCCCAGCTACTAAGATGCCTACTTCGTGGAATATGCATGCAACTAAGGTAGATACATTATTGAATAGAGTGGGTAAGGAAGTTGACTATTACGTTTCAATGCATGATTTCCGTCGTACATTTGCCACTATATGCAACCTTTTAAGATTTAATATTTATGTGACAAAAAGACTTCTTAATCACACGGCTAAACCAAGAATTGATGTGACAGGTGGTTATGTTCAAATTCCAGATGAGGAATTAAGAGCTTCGATGAATATGATTGAGGCGGTTTATCAAGGAAAGATTGATTGCTTCAACTACCAATCTGTTTGGACAGAAAGATTAAAAGAAATAAAGGCGGTTTAACCGCCTTAAACTGTTGCAAGCTGTGCTGTATTAAGCACAGTCTTGCTTTGCTCATATTTCAAAACGTCTTTCTTTTTATATGAAACACGTCTCCCAATTTTCGAGAAAGGCAGTGATGATTGATCACAACGCATTCTAGCTAATGTCCAAGGCGAGCAATCTAAATAAAGGGGACTGTTCTAAATTTTGTGTAAGTACTTAATTTTCATTTATCCTTCAGAGGATAATTACAAAAGGTACTTCACATGGATGAAGCAACAATCAAAAGTATGGCTGCCGAATTGGCTAAAGGTCTAAAAACACCAGAAGACTTAAACCAAATGACAGCAGTCTTTAAAAAATTCATGATTGAAACTGCACTCAATACTGAACTTTCAGACCATCTCGGTTATGAAAAGCATCAGCCCAAGAAAGGCTCAAATAGCCGTAATGGGTTTAGTTCTAAAACCATTACAACTCAAGATGGACAACTGGCTTTAGATATTCCCCGTGATCGAGAAGGTTCATTTGAGCCACAAATTATCAAAAAGCACCAAACACGCATCACCAGTATGGATGACCAAATCCTCTCACTGTATGCAAAAGGAATGACTAATAGGGAAATTGTAGCCTTCTTCAAAGAAATGTACGATGCCGATGTGTCAGCATCTCTCATCAGCAAAGTTACCGATGCTGTGATTGAGCAAGTGACTGAGTGGCAAAATAGAGCCTTAGATAGCCTTTATCCTGTTGTCTATCTTGACTGTATTGTTGTCAAAGTCCGTCAGCACTCCAATGTGATTAACAAGTCCGTATACCTTGCTTTAGGCATCAATATGGATGGGCAAAAAGAATTACTGGGTATGTGGATTGCTCAGACAGAAGGTGCCAAATTCTGGCTGTCAGTCATGACAGAGCTAAAAAATCGAGGAGTACAGGACATTCTTGTTGCCTGTGTAGATGGATTAAAAGGCTTTCCTGACGCGATAGCCTCTGTTTACCCTCATACTGATATTCAACTGTGTATTGTGCATGTTGTACGCAATAGCCTGAGATTTGTAAGCTGGAAAGACTACAAGGCTGTTACGTCGGGTCTGAAAGCGATTTATCAGGCAAGTACAGAGGAAAATGCTTTAAAGTCCCTAGACATCTTCTGTGATCAATGGAATCACCAGTATCCCAAAATTGGAGAATCCTGGCGGGCCAATTGGGAAAATATCCGAACGATCTTTAGCTATCCAGCCGAAATACGTCATGCGATTTATACAACAAATGCGATTGAGTCGTTGAATAGCGTAATACGCCATTCAACGAAGAAAAGGAAAATCTTTTCATCTGATGACTCAGTAAAGAAGGTCATTTACTTAGCAACATCAAATGCTGCGAAGAAATGGACGATGCCAATTCAAAATTGGCGTTTAGCAATGAATTGGTTTACGATTCAGTTCGATGATCGATTAAAAGATCATTTATAAAAAATGGAACTTACACAAAATAATTTACAGGCTCAAATAAAGTGCTACAACCTCTTGAGGAAACTTCTGTTCTTCATTAGCCATTATGAAGCGATCCAAATATTCTTGTTGCTCTGCATCAGATAGATTTCTGAGATCTTTTAACATTTACTCCTCCTTACTTTCCGCTTTAACTTCTAATTGAGTACCCTCATAGGTGCCGTCACCCCCACAATTCAGACAATGTGTATACATGCCTAAACCATCCACATCAGGACAGAAGTTTTCAGGTAATGACTCGTTTAGAAATACGGTGCCCCCAATTGGCTTTGTGTGAATATGAGGGGCAAGACCGTAATAGGGGTAAATGCATTCACCATTTCCATCATCACAAAAATCACATGTTTTAACTTTTACTTCACTCATCCATTAGCTCCTCAACTCATTACGTTCTTTCTTCAATTGACGCAAAAGGTTGTGAAGAGTAACGGTTACAGCTTTATCTAGACTTTTGGTTGAATGAAACTCTGCTAGTTGAGAAAGCGCTAAACCAAAAATGTGGTATGCAAAAACCTTTGCAGCCTCAGGATTATTTTTGAGAAGCTCCTCGGTACTTGGACAAATGATTTTTTCAAAAATATGAACAGCTACCTGATCGGGAGTGCCTTCAATTCTGCTAGGGTTCAAATTAACTTCTCCAATAACTTTGCTCATCCTTCAGCTCCTGATTCGCTAACACCCAACTTAATGCAACCTTCCTCAGGTAAATCAGCATACCAACAGTAGTATCCTTCACCGTCATAACCATCTTGGAGCCATTTGATGGTCATTTCAGTTTCCATCTGGAATTGATCTTTTTCCCCATCTGGCGCACCAAAATCAAAGGCTTCTTTTAGTTCAGCGCAAGTTAGAGTGACACTAGGGGTGGGAGTATCTGGCACCGTCTCGGCTTTGGCTTTATTCCATAACTGCCAAGCATCATTAGTTACAATATTGAAATAGCCATTCATTGTTTCACTGAATGCTAGGATGTCATTTTTACGAATAGCACTTTCACGTTTAAAAATTTCTGTAGTTTTGAATTGTGATTCAAAAGGGATACGTTCATTACCTGTCATTTAAGCCACCATCTCTGCATATTCTTCTTTAGTCCACTCAACAAACTCTCTATAAAGCTGCTGGGCAGGTTTATTTAATCGGTTGTGATAGTCGATCGTTATGCGGCGCCAAGCGACTGGTACCGCATAATGTTTGGTTAGAAACATTGCTTGATCCATGCCTTGCCGGACTATTACGTAGCCCAGCAATTGCAAGTAGTACATAAAACCAAGCATGTGTTTTTGGCTCACTTTCTTGTACTGATCTTTCATATTAGAGGCCATCCTCTAAAAGATATGCTGGTTCATGAGCGGCCGCATTGAGTTGACTACGGCGCTTTTTGGCCATATTCCATAAGGTTTTATGAACGTCTTGATGGCGTGAAGGAATTTCTAACTCTAATTCTTCAAGCGTTTTTAGATCTGCCGCATATTGGAGGCGGACGATTAAAGGTGATAATCCATCATCTTCTTGTTTTGTTTGCTTTAACTCTGCAAGGCGTTTGTGCATTTCATTTAATAGTGGCTTACGTTGTTCCTCCGTCCATTTAGTGGTGTAACGGATAACACTATTAACTTCTTCAGGGGTATGAAAGTTCTGGATGCTTTGAACTAATGATTCATAATTTACAGGCATTGAAATGGTTGCCACTTCATCATTTGCTTGCGCATCTAAATCAGAAAAAACTTGTTCACTAGCTGTATCAGCAGCATCCATTTCAATAAAATCGAGTTCAATTAATCGTTCTTGCTTAGCCAGATTTATTTGGTCAATTTGCTCTTGAGTAAAGCCTTCTTTTTCAAGATTCGCACAAGTTGAATCTAGCTCTTTTTCTGACTGGCAAATACGGATTGCATCAAGCAAAATTTCAAATTGGGCATTAACATTCGGCTTAATATTAAGTTCGTTAGTAACTGGAGTTAATAGGTCTTTGGAAGCTGTGACATTAGTTTGTTCTGTAATAACAATCGCTGGCTGTTTATCTGCAGGGAAAACTTCAGAAGGTATTACTTTTGCCACTGGCTCAGCTTTTGATTTTTTGCCTCTCTGTTTTTTAGGTTCCTCACCAAGACGAATAACACTTAAATCATTGTTGATTTCAATACCGAGTGCTTTTGAAAAAGCTTTTAATTGAAGCTTGGCGTTTTCTGCATCACGTTGAACGAAGCCACTGTTAATAGAATCAATTAATGCGTTAGTTTTGAAATCTAAAACATAGACCGTAGGTGAATATGTACTGATTACAAAAACTTCCTGACCGTCTTCATACTCATCAATAGTTAATGGCTTTGTGAATGTAATGCCAGCCAGTTCAATAGTTTCGATTTTGATGCAGAATTCAAAACCCGGTTTGCCAAAAACAGAAGCGGGGAATTGATCTAAATCGGCAAAGTCCAACATGTCTCCGGCTGGACGACATAGAACAGTTTTACCGTTTTGAAGAGCTGCAAATGCTTCAGCTGCAGTTAGTAAGTTAGACATAAATAGCTCTCCTTTTAGTGATGTAACGACTGTTGTTGCTGAACTTGCTGAGGATTGTTTTTAGGTGCCCAACCCATCTGATCGGCACGTGCTTGGCATGCTCTATTGATACCCGCCTCATACGTAGTACCTTTAAACTTCTTAATCGCAGCATTTAAGATGTTGGTGTCTGGTGCATCTTTAATTGCTTTTAATGCATCTTGATATAGTTGGTCCTGAGTACGAGGCGGCTTCTGGTTACCACCCTGAGCGATTGTCTGATTATTTTGATTTGTATTTTGACCTGCTGGGGTAGAGGCATTTTGCTCTAGATAGGCATAGTCATAGTTGTATAGATATTTACTTCCATCAAAATTACCGAGGTAGACATCAGCTGCCACACCAATAGCTTTAAACGCTACACCAAGAGCATCAGTAACGGCCTTTTTATAACCTTCATCAATCGCTACTAATTTGCCCTTTTGAACTTCAACAATTGCTGAACCGCCGTTGCCGAAAAATTCCTCACCCCAAACACCATCAATCTTGGTTTTTACTGCTACTTCAGCAAAAGCCATAATGGTTCCATCTGGAGCAGTTTCAGACCATAAACGTACATGTCTATAAGTCCAGCCATGACCAACGGGACCAAAGGCCTGAGTCATAGCCATTAATCGCCATTGAGGGTTAATATCTGATTTACCTTTTAAATAACCAAACTCAATTTTTTTAAGAAAATTGGTAGGCGTTTGCTTAACTGCATTCCAGATATGTAAGTTGTCTTTTGAGTTTTCAGTTGTCATTTTTCTTATCCTCATCTAGAGCCGGTGAAGCCGCGTTTTTGCTTATATGCTTTGCGGTCATAAGTAGGAATGTTTGTTTCACGCAGTTTTATTGCGAGCTGCTTTCTGCGTTGAAAGTCGATTTCTTGTGTGAGTTCATTCCAAACTTTTGGATAGTCGGTTTGAAACTTATACACATTTAAAGGCGTCTTAAATCCGTCTTTAACTTTGTAAAGAACTGAGCCATTAGCATTAGATGCGTACACTTGCCAGCCAATGCGGACAGAGTAGAGGCCCTTATCATCACGGCCTAAAAATGACATGTAGCCGTCAGGGTGTTTTTTGAAATTAGTCATCTTTAAGCCTCCACCAACTTGTTACGTTCGATGAAGCCTTTTAGAAGATCATTGATATTTCGGATGTCTTCAAATTCGGTGAAATCGTTATATGACTTACCATTAACATCAGTAATTTCATTTACCGTGAGTTGAGTAATATCAACAGCGGTAAATTCAGAACCCGGAACGCCGTAGCTGTCTGGATGAGCTTCAAAATCAAAGCTAACGTTTAAACGGAAGCTATCTAATTTAATTACAGCAACGCCAGAATGTTTACCTGTGATTTTTGCGGTTAAAACACCGTAAGTACTTGATTGAGTTTTAGGGGTGAAAAGAGTAGGTGCTTCTTTTGTTTGGAAAGCTGGTTGCAATTGGCAAGCAACTAAAGAACCACCTGAGATTGCAAGAGCAGCCATGCTGACAAATGCAAATGAGTTGAAAGGGGTAGCTTTTACGTTCATAATTAATCTCGCAGTTTTGCAAAAGCACATCGGAAGGTAGAAGAGTCGGTGTGCTTTTTTGTTGTTTGTGAAATAAATATCGCATTTCCGATATTTATAGTCAATAGTTATTCCGATATTTTTATTGTTATTCCGATATTATTAAGATGGGAAATAAAAAACCCACTTTAACAGTGGGTTGAAAAGTTAATGAGATCTTTACGCTATATCTAAATCAAATTGTTTATTATCGGGCGGAACAATAGTTTTTATGGAGTCACAATAGATCATCACTTCAGAACCTTTCATTTTAAAATAAGCACTATAATTTAAGTCATAGTCATCTTGTCTATACTCATGATAAATATTCTTTATTTCTGGGCAGTTATCATAAGAAACTATCCATTTTGTTTTGACATTTTTTAAAGCTTGACAGATTTGTATATGGTCTTCATGTACGTAGAAATTTCTATAAAGACCCTGTCCCTTAATATAATAGGGTGGATCTAAGTAAATTAGAGAGTTATCAGGTAAACGTTTATCTACATCTCTTAGAAGTTCCAGCGCATCTAAATTGTAAACATTAATATGGTCTGCAAACTCTCCAATTTTTTTTATTCGTTTCGAAAGGTTCTCTTTGTTAAAACGTGCATCTAATTTGTAGTTACCATCCTGATTTTTACCGCCAATAACTCCACCTTTAAGAATGCCAGAACGATTAGTTCTGTTGAGGAAAAAAGCTGCAAAACCATGTTCTAATTGGCTATGAAGATTAGGACATGACAAAATATATTTTTGCTTGTGCCATTCCTCCATAGTTATTTCAACATCAGAGATCATTTTCAGGAAATCATCGGTTTGCTCCGTAATTGCCTTCCAGAAATTGAATACAGCTGGATCTAGGTCATTGATATGTATATTTTTACAATAACCAGAAAAAAGTAAATCTAACGCTACAGCGGCTCCTCCCGCATAAGGTTCGAGATAGTCGCCTGATAGATCATTTGCCTTCATTAAATCTTTAACGAAATGAGCAAATTTTCCTTTACCGCCAGGATAGCGAAGTGGGGTGTTGAAATTGGCCATGTCTAATTAAACCATAGAAAAGTGTTGTTGGCCACATTAAGAGCTATTAGATACAAAATTAACTTTAGTGATTAAATGACTAATGAAATCTTGACAATCTTCTTGATGTTCTTCAGCCCATAATTTGAATAATTGAATTTCATTTAATACAACTTGATTAGCTTCATACCATTTTTTCATAGCTTTTCTATTTACTTTTTTGATATCTTCAATAGAGGTAATAGGGGTTAAGTTTCCTCCATAATGTTTAGAAATATCTTGAATGTAAGTCAAATAATAATTAGAAGAAAAGAATTCCGGTGTCTTTTCATGCCAAAACTCATAATTATCAGCTATATTTTTAAATTTATCATATAAATACAAATATGCAATTTTATCTGGAGGTAACTCATTGTAGACAGATGAAGTCTTTTTTAATGGCAATTGTATAACATTGTCCATTTTTAATAAGTCATTTTTAGAATCTGGAGTTTTTTCATCTGATTCAGTATCAGCATCTAAAAAAATGAGTGAACTTCTAAAATGGGGAGACTGTTTAGAGAGCTTATGTAACGTAGTGCATCCTATTTTAGCCGAAACTATTTCAAGTTTTTTACCGAAAGTTCCAAAAGTATCTTTGATATCAAGTGCCTGTAAAATACCTGACATAAAATCAGCAGCTTCTTCATCTTCGAAATAGCAGAATAGTTCTGGGATTTCTTCAATTTCTGCTTCTTCTGTTTTGGGTTTAAACGGTTCCAAAAGCATATCATTTTTAATTTTAGTATAAGTAACATCCTCCATTTCTCTTGGTGAATGTGTATCTTTTAAATAAATAACCTTATCATTTAATGGAGAAGGGTTCTTTTCCAAAACTTCATTAATTATAGTTAATGAATGTGTAGTTAAAATAATTTGTAAATTTAGTAAAGTTGCATATTTTTTAAGCTGCTTCATTAAAGCCATCTGTGCTTTCGGATGTAAGCCAGATTCAATCTCATCTATTACTAAAATCCCCCCTGTAAATTCGTCTCCAATATTTTTTTTAAGGTGATGAAATGAAACCAATGCAGTGATAATAGAACTCAAGGAATCTTGACCAAGTGAAATACTTAAACTTGGGTAATCAAAATTTGGAACTATTGATTGCTTATTAGTTTGCTTAAAGGAGTGTATATAGCCCTTTTTTTCTGTTGAATGAAGAAATGGAATTGGAATAACTTCATTAAATATTGAATAAATAAGATTTAAATCATCTAAATGATTTACCTCTTTTTTGTTAACTTGTTCCCACTCAAATTCTCCAATCGGGCTCATTCTGCTCATACCTAAATATAATGTAGGAATCTGTATTTTTGCAGCCCCACTAATTTTATATTTAGTAGAAATTTCAATTGGAACTTTATTTTCAAGTCTAGGAATAATGCGCATTCTATAAACATAACATTTATCTTCTGTAAGAGCTTCTTTTTGTTTGTCAGTAAGTTTTTCATGGGGAACTTTTACTAAAAATTTTTGAAATTGTTTTTTTGAGATAAGTTGTTTATGTGTACCAGTTACTTGACACTTTTTAATAATCTCATTTCCCTCAATTTCATAATGAAGATTCGCACTATAATATTTAGGTTCAAGATCTTTTAAGTCTTTATAATAATCTAAAAAAAATAGTTCACTAAAGTCTGCACGGAAAGTCTTGTTTAAAAGAGTTTTATCATCTGTATATTCTGAACCATTAGCTATTAACCCAAGAATCGTTGATTTACCAATTCCATTGTGACCTGCTATTACCGTTATACGAGGTGCAATTTCCAAGTTTAATCTTTTTAAACTTCGAAAACCTTGATCATCAAAAACAATTTTTTTAAGTTTCATAATTAACTCAAAGTGATTTCAACCATTCAGTAAATTTTTAGAATGCTTTGTAAAAATTAGCATTTAAAATTAAGAAGAGTTAATTACTAACTTTTTCTAACTCTTCTTTTTCCCCGATAAGTATATCTCATTGAATCAATTACTTGTCCAATAAAATAGCAGTCTTCATCAATCGGTATAATATTGGGATGAAAGTTTGGATTAATTGCTTTTAGATAACGTGTTCCATCTGATTCAATTACTAGTTTTTTAAAGGTAGCGTCCCTATCTTTTCGAACAACAATTATATCTCCAGATTGCATATCTGAATAATAAACTGTCGGATCTACAACAATATAATCACCTTCAATAAAATCAGGCTCATTACTTACACCGCGCACTTTTAAATAAAAACACTTTTCGCAATCATCTGGGAGAGGGAACCATTCAGTAACTTGAGTCATATCAACAGATTCAACATTAGTAAAATTCCCTGCTTGCACCCATGATAAAACAGGAGCCATACGAGCTTGGACTGGTGCTACATTTGAAGTAACAAGTTCCCCAACTACACCTTTTTTTAATTCTTCCGCAGTAACCCCTAGAGCATTTGCTAATTCAAGTATAGAACCTGTTGACTTGGCATTTCCTGTTTCAAGATCAGAAATTACAGATTGTTTTACACCTGATTTCTGCGCTAACTCTTTTTGAGTCATCTTTTTTGCTTTACGTATTGCTTTTAAGTTTTCACCCAAAGTAGCCATATGTATTTCCTTTAATACTTATATCGGAATTCTGATACAAATTAGTATCGGTTTGGCTATTGTTTAAATATCGGAAAACCTATATATTTATCTAAAAATATAGGAGCTTCGCATGAATCAATGGCCAAACATGATTTCAGATTTGCGTGAGAAGGGCTTAACACAAACTCAAATTGGCACCGAAATCGGGTGCTCTCAGAATTACGTTAGTGATTTAGAGCGAGGGGTATGTGGTAAACGCTTATCGCATGAAATTGCAACCAAATTACAAAAGCTTTGGAAGAAGCACTGCAAAACCAAACAAGTGGCTTAGGTAACAAGATGAGCAAATTATCAGTTGATATATCTGCAAGCGCGAGAAATGGCGTATCCCGCATATTGCATGGTCTTGATATAAGCAATCAAAAAGAGATTGCTGAACAATTAAAAGTTGATCCAAGCACCATTACTCGGCTTAAAACAGATAAGAAAAACAATGGTTTGAATGAAATTGAAATGTTTTGCGAGCTATTGAGCTTGCTTGGTTTAAAAGTCGTTCCTAAAGATTATCAGAGTATTGATAAGGAACGTGTTGCTGCACTTTTAGTCATGTCTAAAAGTTGGATGAACCGTATAGAAACGGTGGATGACTTATTTCATGACGAAATCAGTGGTCAAAAAGAAAAGCTTGGATATTAAAAAACCACTACCTGCGCAAACAGGAGTGGTTTATAGGCATTCAATTGAGGTGGATCAAATGAACACAAACAATTTATCAGAACAACCAATCGAACTCAACTCACCAGATTTTTTAATAGGTGACGTTGTAGTACTTACTAAAGAGTGTCGAAGTTTTAAATCAAACGATTTATTTGAGGTTAAAAATAAAACTTTGACTAGTTTATGGACCATCAAATCAGAGAATCATTTGATT